ATTTTTTTTAGTTTTTGTTTTATGCTTTTCTTTTTCATACCAAATAATTTTTTTGGTATAAAATTTCTTGCACTAATTTTTGTTACGTTCATAAGTTTAATTTTTCTGCTCTCCTTATAGCTGGTATAATTGTATCTACTACTGTTTCATCTACTAATGGTGCAGATATGTTTATTATTATATTTCCATTGTTTCTTGATGTAGGACTTGGAAGTGGTGTTACATCAATTCTTTCCATACCACTCGCATTATCCCCTACTATTGCTGGTGGATTTGTTGGCAATATAGTTCTACGATTTACGTTAAAACTACCACCACCCTGAAACCTATTTATATAGCTTCCACCTGTTTGAAATAAACCTCTTACAAATCCAAGGAAACCACCACTTATCGCACTTGCTGCTGCAGTTTGTTGGGTTAATTGAAGTTCTTTTTCTTTTTTTGCATTTATTTGAGATTGTAATCTATTTTTTAATCTCAATGTAGCCAACTCAATAAAAAGATTCTTAATAAGATTTATTGCATTATCAGCAGAAATTTGACCTTGTTTTATTTGAAGTGCTAATTGTTTTTGTGCAGATTTTGCTAATTCCTGATCAACATTTAAAATACCATCTGTATTTTTTTTGCTTTCTTCATCAACAACTAATTTACCTTCTTTTAAAAGTCTTATAGTTTCTTCAAGGGATTCTTGTTCTTTTAATAATCTTATTAACTCATTGTTGTCAGTAATAGATTGTGCTTCTAATGCTAATTGTCTAATTTTATCATTTATTTGATTCTCAATTAAAGATTTTTTGGAAACTTCTTGCTCCAGTATTCTATCACCCCTTCCTGAAACTACTTTGATAATTTCAACTTCGTCTTCACCTACACTTAGTGCTTCTTTTTGTAAATCAAGTATTTCTTGGTTTATTCTTTTTCTATCTTCTTCGTTTTGCTTGTTTTTTTCTCTTAAACTTTCAAGGGTGTTCCCTGCAGTTATTTCTTGTTTTTTGGCTAATAATATTTCTTTATTTAATATTTCTAAATTACCTGTTTCAAGTCCTGCTTCTTTTAATTGTCTAATTGTTGTTTCAAGTTGAGTTTCATTTAATCTTTTAAATGCTTCAGTTATGTCATCAACACCATCTTTAAGTGTTTTTATAATAGATTTTATAGATGGTGCTAATAAATCTCCAATACTATCAGAAAGTTGTGATAAACTATCTTGAAAGTTAGAAACTAATCCTGAAAATGTTTGTGATAATAAATCAGTTGCACCTGCTATATTTCCATCGGGATCGGTCAATGTATTGACTAATGCTTCCCTAAATTCAGGCAAAGTAAGTTTTGACAAGTCTTCAAAACCAGTTTTTAGTTTTACTTGTGTTAATACACCTCTTTCTCGTAATACATCTGCTGCACCTGCACCACCAGCAAAAGCACGACCAAAAGCATTGGCTGCATCAACAATATCTGTTCCCATAAATGCTGCTAAGTCAGATACTGCTTTTAGTGTTTCTGTACTATCTGCACCAAATGCTTCTAACTGAGCACCTGCTTCAACTACATTTTCTAATTGAAATGGTGTAGTTTTCGCTACATTGTTAAAAAATTCAAATGCCTTCCTTCCTTCTTCAACACTTCCTTTTAAAGCAACCAATCTTGTTTCTAATGCTTCAAATCTTGCAGAAGTTCTTACTGTGTTTGCAATAGCAGTACCTATACCTGCGAAAGCAAAAGTAACTAATAACATTTTATTTCTTAGTTGTCCAAGACCTCTTTCAAGACCTTCTGTTTTTACTCGCATTCTATCTTTAGAATCTGACGTTTTTTTGACTTGTCCATCAAGTTTTCTAAAATCTTTTATCGCTTTATCTACTTCAGCTTTTACTAATAATCTAATTTTTTTATCTGCCATCTTTCTCACTCATGTAAAGTTTTATACTACCAATTTCGTTTTTTATAATATCGAATATTTCAATTTTATTTGCATCTGCACTATCTAAATCTTGTGCTAAGGGTATGTTAAATTCTTTTATCCAACTATATTCTTTTAACAAAATATTATCATCTTGATTTACAATCCATTTGGGATTCATAAACAAAGGTAAATGAAAATAAAGATTTCTACCAAGTGAAAACTTGCTGTCTTTCCATTGATCTACCAATAATATAATTTCTTCCCATACTTGTTCTATGTTTTTGTATTTTTTGACTCTTTTTGTAAGAGGACTTTGCCTTTTGTATGGAAACTCTAAAGTTATGTGTGGAAACCCTAATTGAGAAAACCACACATAACTACAAAGTCCTATGAGTCTTTTTTTTCCAAACCCATATAGTCAGTAAAAATTTGTTGTAGCAATAAATCTATTTGTGCCATAGATAAAGAATCCATGTCTTTTTCAGTTAATCCTGAAAGTTCTTCAACTTTATTGATTAGTTTAAAATAGTCATCTTCATTTTCTTTATCTTCTCTAAAAGCATTAAGACTTAATTGCCACAACTCTCTTTTCTGTTTATAAGTAATAGGATTTACTTCCCACTCTTTATCGAACATTTCAACCTTCATTTGTTACTCCTTTACCAACTTGAATTGGATTTGTTATCTGCATACTCAAACTTAAATGCTGTACCATTATGCACTCCACCTGTTGTAGTAGGTTGTACTACTTTAAATGGAATAGTAATGATAGCACCTGTGTCTGCATTTAGATCATAATTCACAGCAGTTGAATATACTTCAGCAGTAATATTCATTTCACCAGCACTCGATACTGTACCATCGCCTTGTTTTAAGGTCAATGTAGCAGGAGTCCCAGCTAAGAAATCATCTAATACATTACTTGAAGCATCTTTAAAGTTGCCATCGTACATAAATGAAATCTCTCCTGTGATGTTTACTGATGGAACACCGAAAGCATATGCTTCTGCATCTCCATCAGAATCTCTACCTACTCTTGCAACATTATTCTCAAAAGTAAATGATACTGCTGTAATGATTGCATCAGTTGCTGATCCATTAATATCAAATTGTTTTGTATCAAAATATGATTCAATTTGACTTGGTGCTGTGTGCATCAATGTTGGTTCTCCACTCGCAGCAGATAAAGTTCTACCTACTCTAAAGTGGTCTGAACTTGCAAAACCTGAATAGAAAGTACCATTCAATAGCAATCTACCATCAGTCATATCAAAGTTCATTGTCAATGATTGTAATACTGCACTTGAAATAATCTTATCTTCCCCTGATGCAGGTCCATATAATCCAATGTCAAATAAACTTGGGATACCAGCACTTGAAGCACTCGCACTTGAACTTAAATCAGGTCTTGATAAAGCATTACTTGATGATGCTTCTATTGTGTGAACATAAGGTCCTGAACCTGTTTCACTATGGTCTTGCAACACATTAGCCAATAATCTTACAATGCCCTCTCTTTCTGCTGGACATTCAAAATCAAGTGTTACAAATCCACCTTTTCTTGATCTAAACTGGTCGAAGTCAGTTTCAATCATACCTGCATTGTTGCTTCGTATCTCCCCTGATTCTACAAGATTGAGGACTGGGGCAGATACATTGATTACAGGTAGTAATTGATAAACTGTATCATCTGCACCTGCATCTTCAAAAGCAGTTGCATTCTTTTGTTTAATACCTATGGCATATTGGCTTTTACCATAGACTTTGGAACTTATAGTCATTTGTTATTACTCCTCTTTTTTAACTTTTTTCTTTTTAGGTTGTTCTTTTTTTACTGGCTCTACTTGAACACCTAATGATTCAAATTCAGCCAAGTTGTCTTCATTTAACTCCACTTCTTTACCTTCTAACAATTCTCTAATCTTTTGATTAGGTGTGTTAAGATATGATGGTTTTTGTAGTTGAAGTCCTTTTACGTGTTTATACTTCATGAAATCACCTCGTTTGTGTTACATTGAAAAGTAACAATGACATTGGATATAGTTTCATCATCTTCATCTCGTGTATATTCTACACTTGATACTTGACCACCATACCAGTTAGTAATATTGCCACTTTCAAAGTTTCTGTTATCAAATAAAATT